CAATCTCGGCAGTATCGACTGGGTTTAACGCCGAGGGGACGCTAGACCAAGGAGTCGGGACGCTTGTACTGGAGCTATCCAATATGGGCGCCCATCTGAACTACTGATTTCTAAGCCCCTGCCGGTGATGACAGCTCACTCCTTTGGCGGCTTCGCCTTCTCCAACGCAGCACGCGCCCAGTCGTCGCCGTGCCGCTTGATCTTGGCCTTGAGCGGCTTGGTCATGCGGAGCGTGTGCCGCTCGGTGAGGGCGGTTTCAGGCGGTGCTGGTGGGCGGCCAGGTGGGCGTTTGGGTTTGTCCATGCGGCAGAGTTTACGGCAGACAAAAACGCTTGAGAATGCGCGGTTGTTGGCAGACAATAACAAGACCGAAACGCACTGAAAGCGACCCGTGACAAGCTCAGCAGTCATCAGCCCATGCGGACAGTACCGCTACCGTCTGGAGCGCTCCATCGACAACCCGGACATGTTCGGCCCGCTGGCCGGAAAGGTCGTTGCCTTCTTCGGCGTCAACCCTTCGACCGCCGACGCCGAAGAAGACGACGCCACTGTGCGCAAGTGGAAAGGCTTCTGCCAGCGCTGGGGGGTCTCACGCTTCATCGTCGGGAACGTCTTCGCCTTCCGTGCAACCGACGTGGGCAAGCTGGCCACGGCCGAGGACCCTTTCGGCGAAGACAACTTCAGGTATCGCGAGCAGATCATTCACGAGGCCGACGTGCTTGTGCCGTGCTGGGGTCGTCTGGATAAGCTGCCGAAGAAGCTGCGCGGGTCGCCTGGCCGGCTGCTCGACGTGCTGAGGTGCCTGCCGAGCAAGCCGGCCATGCACTTCGGACTGACCGGCTGCGGCCAGCCGAAGCACCCGCTGATGCTGGGCTACGACACGCCGCTGACCCGCTGGGCCGCCTGAGTCCCATACCAGAGAACTAACCATGACCAAGACCCTCGCCCTGATCGTGGCTGCCGCTGCGGCCTGTCTCCTGTCTGGCTGTGACTCCAGTAGTGCGCAGGCAACGCCAAAGCAGTACGAACAGGCCAAGGCCGATTGTGCGCCGCATGGTGGGTTGTACCGGGTCGAGATGGTCTACGCGCTGACCCAGAACCGCGTAGACGCTGTTTGCGAAAACGGACTCAAGCTGTCCCGCGACGCCTGATTCCAAGCCCCGAAAGCTGCACACATGACCCAGCCCAACGATGACCAAGAGCGCGCCCACATGGACGCGCTCTTCCACCAGATTTTCGAAAATGACAAGCGCGGCGCCGCTGTTTTCGAAGATCTCTATCGCCGCTTTGCCAGTGGCGCCAAGGTGCACACAAACGGCGGTATTGATGCAGTTCTGAAAACCTATCAAGATGCTGCGCACCGCGAGGTAATTGAATACATAGTCAAGCGCGTCAATCGACATAATGGAGTGCGCGACGATCCCCAGCCCGAGCAGGGTTCAACTATCAACGAGAGGACACTATGAATACCGCCGTAACTGCCCCCACCGATACAGCTTCCACTGAGGCGCCGGCCGCATCCCCAGCTTCGACGCCTACTGCGCCTAGCCCTGCTACGACAGCCCCCGAAAGCTTGTTTGCGCCCACCGATCCGGCGCCAGCACCGGCAACCACTGGCCACGACTGGCTGCCGGAAAAGTTCCGCGTTGTTGGCGCTGATGGAGCGCTTGACCTGCAAGCCAGCTCGCAAAAGCTTGCCGAGAGCTACAGCCAGGCTCAGCAGCGCATCGGCACTGGCGAAGTCCGTCCCGCTGCACCCACGGATTACAGCTACACGCCGCCCGAGGAATTCAAGGATGCGCAACTTGATGAGGCGCTTTCTGCGAGCTTTCGGGAACGCGCCCATGCTGCCGGGCTCACAAACGCACAGTACCAGATGGTCATGGGCGAGTATTTTCAACTGGTGCCCAGCCTGCTCGACGCTAAGGCCAGTCACACTACTGAGACGGCCCGGCAAGCGCTGCAGCAAGTGTGGCCAGAACAGGCCACGTTTGAGCGCGAAATGAATTCGGCTCAACGCGGCTTCGCAGCACTGCCGGCGGACTTGCAAACGCAGATCAATGAGGGCGGAATGGGGGCAAACCCGCAGGTTGCACAACTGCTGGCTAGGCTTGGTGCAATGACGCGCGAGGACACGCCACCGCACGGCGGGGTGCAGGGCGGCACGGGAACCGTTGAGACGCTGATGGCATCCGATGCATACAACAACCCAAAGCACCCTGACCACGCAAAAGTCAGCGCGCAAGTGCAGCAGCATTTTTCAAAGCGCCATGGTGACGCGCCGGTCTACTAAATCGGTCAGGAATGAAAACCCCCATGCGCTCAACACTTAGGTCTTATCAGGCCTGTGGTGGCGCACGGATAACCTGCCAAGCCCGCGCGGCGCGTCGAATAAGCCAGACGCCGCCGCCGTAGACCAGGCCCGGGATGACCGGACAACCTGAACCCAAAGGCTGACTCAGATCAACCACACGGAGTTTCAGACGCCATGTCTACCATCCCGCAATATTTCGTGACGCAGTGGGATACTGCAGTCCGCACCGCTGCCTCGCAAAAGGAATCCCGCCTTCAGTCCACCGTGACTGATCGCGGCTCGATCACTGGCGAGTCTTTTACCATCAACTACCTGGACGACGATGGTTCGCTGCTCGACAGCAACAGCGTCCGCCACGGCGATACTGAATGGAGCCTTGAGACGCACGCTGCCCGCGTCGTCAACATGCAGGACTTCTATCGCGCTACGCCGCTGGACCGCAACGACATCCCGAAGATGCTGGTCAATCCGGTAACTGGCGGCGACTACATGCAAAACATGATGTCACGCAAGAATCGCCGCATCGATGACATGATCTATCGCGCAGCCCGCGACAGCGTGCTTGCGAAGGATGGCTCCAGCATTGCGCTGCCCGCCACGCAAAAAGTGGCCGTCTCCGCTTCTGGATTTACCAAGGCCAAACTGATTGCGTCAAAGAAGATTTTCCGACGCAACGAGGCCGATGCGCACACTGGCGAAGAGCTTTACATCGCATACAACGATGAAATGCTCGAAGACATCCTCAGCGATACCACGCTGACGAGCGCCGACTTCTTGGCCGTGAAGATGCTGCAGGAAGGCGATGTGTCGCGGAAGTGGATGGGTTTCAACTGGATTCCGTACAACAAGCTTGATTTCGTCAGCTCGGTCTACTACACGGTAGCTTGGGCGAAGTCTGGCATCCACTTCGGCACCGGCTACACCGAGGGCAACGTTACCCGTCGCGGCGATAAGAAAGACGCATGGCAGGTTTCGATGGGCGCATCCTACGGCGCAGGCCGCCAGGATGAGAAGAAGATTGTTGAGATCGCCTTCCAGTAACCCATCAGCAACTTCAGGAGAACGAAATGGCAGAAATTAACGGTCGCATCCCGACCGAACTCGCGGCCAACCGAAAGGCCCTTTACGACTCGCAGGCCAAGAGCTTCACGGCTATCTGCGAAATGCCGGCTGTGCATGCTGGTGCGGCCATTGCCGACACCATCGGCTTCGGCGTAGTGCTGAAGAAGGGTGCGCGACTGCTGTGCCCGGTAACGCTCAGCAACGGCGCCGGTACGGCATCCAGCACGCTGGCAATTGGCCTGCGTGACCCGGTGACAAAGGTTGCCATTGACGCAACCGCCATCCTGGCAGCTACTGCGATCAACGCCGCGCAGATCACCCAGGCCAACACCGGCACCAAGTTGACCACCGGCCAGCGCTACGTGCTGCTCACCGATGCCGAGATTTACGGCACGGTGGCGGGCGCTGCGGTGCCGGCAAACCAGGCGATCCGTGTCGAGGTTACTTACCTGGCCGCCTGATCGGCCCGCGCTTGCTGTAGCAACAGAGGGGGCCGCGCGCCCCCTCTTTTTCATGGAGCACCTGAATGGCCACGAAGGAAGAAATTTGTAGTGCTGCTCTGCTGTTGCTGGGCGATAGCCCAATAGCCAGCTTCACCGAAGATACCCAGCGCGCTCGGTTGTGTGCAAACCTGTATCAACTGGCAAAGCGCGACATCCTACGCACTCACCCGTGGAACTGTGCGCAGAGGCGCGTGAATCTAGCTCCGCTGACGACAGCGCCGGCTTTTGACTGGCGCTATCAGTTCGCGCTGCCCGGTGACTTCCTGCGGCCAACGCAGGTTGGGCAGAATTGGACGGCTGGCGAAGATTACCTGCTGGAGGGAAATCGCATCCTGGCAAACGCCAACCCGCTTCCATTGGTCTATGTGGCCGAGGTCACAGAAGGCGTGTTCGATGCAATGCTGACCAATCTCATGATCAAGCGCATGGAGATGGATCTAGCCTACCCCGTTACCAAAAGTACCAGCCTGAAGGAGTCGCTGAAGGAGTCTTTCTATAGGCGCGGCACGGGTGTGCTGGCCCAGGCCAAAGCTATAGACGGCCAGGAGAATCCGCCTGCCGACTGGGGCGATAGCCCGTTCATTGCCGTGCGCGGCGGCAGTAGCTGGTGAGGCCATGAAAACACAAACCATCGTATCAAATTTCACCGGTGGCGAGCGCGCTCCTGATCTTGACGGACGCGTGGACTTGACGCGCTACAACTCTTCAGCCAAGCAGCTTAGAAACTGCATCGTGCTGAAAAAGGGCGGCATAACCGCCGCGCCGTCTCGCGACTATCTCGCCAAGGTCAAGGACAGCGCGCAAAAAACGCGTCTGATTGAGTTCATTTACAGCCGGTCAACCGCCTATGTGCTGGAGTTTGGGGGCGGCTACATGCGTGTAATGCGCAATGGGGCACTGATCGAGTCATCCCCTGGAATTCCATACGAGATCACAACGCCCTATTCCACCGCCCAGCTCGATACGCTGGACTACGCATATGGCGGCGGGGATACGATCATCTTCACCCATCCGGCCGTGCCGCCGCAGCGCCTGCTGCGGTTTGGTGATGCCTCGTGGCGCATGGAGCCAGTGCCATTTAGCCCGGCAGCCAATGCCGAGGCTGGGCACCGTGATGCTGGAGTGAACCTCACTATCGACAATGTGGCGATAGGTTCGGGCCGCACGATCATCGCCAGCGGTGCGCTGTTCTTGGGTGCCGATGTAGGGCGCGTACTGAGTTGGGGCACGGGCGCGGCTACTATCACCGCCGTGGGCGGCCCGACGAGCGCGACAGTCACTGTCTCGGCTGCATTCCCCAGTGCATCGCAGGCCGGACCTGGATGGCTGTTGGAGGGTACGCCCCTCACCACGATCACGCCCAGCGACAAAGACCCCGAGGGTGACACCATCACGCTCACACTTGGTGCAACCGGCTGGCGCACGGTGGACGTAGGCAAATTTGTCGAGGTCAATGGCGGCTTGGTCGAAATATCCGGCTACACCAGCAGCACTGTCGTTAGCGCAATAATTCGAACGGTTCTAGTTGATGTTGTCGAAGCCCCGGCCGACGCCTGGGTGCTGCGCGGCAACCTATGGAATGCTGTCGATGGCTACCCGCGCAGTTGCTGCTTCTACCAGCAGAGGCTTTGGCTGGGCGGCACCACCAAGTATCCAAAAGGGCTGTGGGGCTCGCGCACAGCGCTGTTTTTCGACTTCACGCCCGGAACGCTGGATGACTCGGCGGTCTACAAAAATATTGACAGCGACGACAGCGATGCAATCTCCTGGCTGTGCAGCATATGGGCGCTCTTGATACTTACCAGCTCCAATGAGTCGGACGCGCGCGGAGGCATCGAGAAGCCAATTACACAGCTCAACATGCAGTTTAGCGAGCGCAGCAGCTTCGGCAGCGGACAGTCAAGGCCGCAGAAAGTCGGCAAAGATTTGCTTGTGTCCGAAGCTAGCGGCCTGGCGGTACGGGCTCTTGCGAACAACGGTGACGGATTCGACAGTCGCGATGTGTCGGTGTGGTCTGAGCACCTTTTCACAAGCGGTGTGCGTGCTATCACATTCCAGCAGCGCCCACAATGCATCGCCTGGATCGTTACTGGAGATGGGGCCATGGTGCCGCTGACCTACAGCAGCGAGCAGGAGGTGGTGGCATTTTGTAGCGCTGACAGCCCAGGCATCATTGAGTCAGCCGTGACCGTTCCGGAGGGGTCAAAGGATGTGGTCTACGTCATAGCTCGGTACACCATAGGCGGCAGCACAAAGCGATACATTGAGCGCCTGAACTGGGATGCCTACCCTGGCATGAACTCGCGCCAAGAGAAGGCCAACGCCACGCCGATGACGACCTGGGCCGGTCTGGATCACCTGGAAGGCGAAACCGTGGCTATGCTGGCGGATGATGTGTATGTCGGCACGGCCGCTGTGACTGGTGGAGAGGTCACGCTACCGCGCTCCGCACTGAAACTGGCTGTAGGTCTACCCTACGCCGCGCGGGCCGTGCTGCAGGCGCCCGAGCAGAATTCCGGCAGCGGTACAGCGCAGGGACAAGCCATGTCGACCAACGAGGTAATTCTGCGTGTGTTCAATACCATCGGCGGAAAAATGAACGGCCAGTTCATCAACCCACGCCAGTTTGGTTCCGGTATCCTTGACAGGGCACCAATTCCATCGTCAGGCTTGCGAAACGCCACAGATTTCGGCTGGGAGCGAGGAGAATCTGACATCGTGCTAGAGCAAGACCAACCCTATCCGTGGACGGTTCTGGCCGTCATCCGAAATATGACTGTGAACCCATCATGATCAGACCCGCAACCATTGAAGACCTGCCAGCCCTGCTGGACATTGGCCGCGACATGGCCACCGAGTCGCCGCGCTATTCACGCATGCGGTTCAGTCGCGACAAGCTGGCGCACATGCTGGGCGCCCTGATCGAGTCTGAGGCCGGGTTTGTGTGCGTGGTAGAAGATGACTGCGGAATCTCTGCTGTCATGGTGGCCATGGTCGCAGAGCACTGGATGAGCGACGACCTGAATGCGTCAGACCTAGCTCTCTACGTCAAGCCGAACGCGCGCGGGACTATGGCGGCGACCGAGCTAATTTGCGCTTATCGCGCCTGGGCACAAGGGCGTGGAGCTGTTCTGGTGCAGGCCGGCATTACAACCGGGATTTTCACCGAGAAAACGGCCCAGCTTTACGAGTATCTTGGATTCAAGCGCTGCGGCGTGGTTCTGGAGGCGTGACATGTGCACAGGTGACTTCAGCAGCGCGAGTTCGTTTTTCAGCTCCAGCAACTCAACATCAACGAGCGGGACTGACTCCATATTCAGCAAAATTGGCAGCACAGCCAATTCAACCAGCGCCGGGCAGTGGCTCAAGATGGGTGGTCAGGCAATTCAGGGCGTGTCTTCACTGACATCCGCAAATGAAAACGCAAGCTCGCTGCAAGCTGATGCATCGTCAGAACGATCTGCTGCCGCACGGCAAGCTTCTTTGATCCTCAAAAACGCAAATAAAACGCGCGGCGCAGCACGCGCAGCCACTGCCGCCAGCGGCGCCAGGGTGGATGAATTCAGTCTCATGAATGAAAACGAGATCATGCAGGCTGGCCAGGTAGATGCATCGATGGCAGTGCTCAGCGGAGAGCGCCGCGCGCGATCTCTGGAGCAGCAGGCCAGCCAGCAAAGTAAAAGCGGCAGCATGTCTATGCTTACGTCGCTGACCAACATTGGCAGCACCTTCATGCAAGGATGGAAGTAATGGCTCAAATTCCAGGCGCAGGCGACCTCGGCCAAAGCATTGCGCAGACCACACGCACGCCACTCACCAATCCAGACCAGTTTGGCGCGGGAATAGGCCGCGCCGTCGAGCAGATTGGCGCCCAGCGAATGCATGAGGAAAGGCAGGCGGCTGCCGCCACTGAAGCACAGAAGAAAGCGGCGGATCGCGCCAAGGCCATGTCTGAACTGCAGATCGCGCAGGACGACATGGCCGCCTTGAATGATGAACTCACGCAGGGAGTGAAGACCGGTCAGGTGCGCAAGGAAGAGGCCGGAACGACCTGGAAAGAGAAAGCAGACGAGCGCATTGCTGCCGCGTTGCAGAACATCCCCGCCGAGTTTCAAGACTTGAGTCAGCGTGAACTTGGTGCACGGGCGGCGCGCTTTGGTAGAAATGTTGGCGCCGCAGTGCTTGACCGCGATCAGCAGGATGTGCGCAGCGGCATCAACCAAACGCTTGAGTACGCTTCTCGCGTCTACGCAAAGGGCGAGCGCGAACAGGCTGATTCCATGGTTCAAGGAACGCTAGAAGGCCTGGGTCCGTTCAGCGGCTTGGCGCCTGACCAGATCCAAAAGCTGGGCCAGTCATACAAAGAAAGCAGCCGCTTCACGCGCGCATCTGCGCTGGTGGCCGATGCTCGCCGCAGTAACCAGGCGCTCGACAAGGCCGAGAAAGAGTTGTCAGGAGATGAATTCGCGGACATGGACCCGCAACGCAAGCAGCATCTGCTGGCCAGCATCGAGGGCTATCGGGTCTCAAACGACCAGCGTTCAGCAGCAGCAGCGCAGCGCGCCGCCGCGCAAGAAGAGCATCGCATGAGGGTTGCAGAGTCAACATTCAACGCTGCATCGCAGCTCATCAACCAGGGTAAGACACTCAGCCCAGAATACGTCCAGCAAGCCACGCAGCAAATGGCCGGCTCGCCATATATGGCCGCGTTCCGTGAGTCGCTGAAGTCAGCGCCGGAGCGCGCCGCATTCGGTCAGCAGCCGCTGGCGGTGCAGCAACAGGCCTTGTTAGGCCTGCGGTCGCAGCTCAACCAGAATGGCACCGACCCAAAGATAGAAAAGCGGATTAGCGAGCTTGAGACGATCTACAAGCAGTCGGTACAGGACTATGCGTCCGATCCGTTGCCGGCAGCGCTTGAGCGCGGGCTACTGCAACGTATCGAGCCGATCCGTACAGACAGCATTGCAGGTCTGGTTGGCACAATTGGCTCGCGCGTGAGCCAAGCGCAGATCGTGCAGCAGCAGGTAGGCGAGGCCGTTTCTCCGCTGCTCCAGTCAGAAGCCGAACAGGTTGGAAAGCTCATCAACGTGCTTCCGGTGGAGCAGCGGGCTACGGCCATTGCGCAACTGTCCACAGCAGTAGGCGCGCCGGTAGCTCAGGCGCTGGGGCGGCAGATTTCCGGCAAAGACAAGGCGCTGGGGCTGGCCATCGCGGCCGGTGCTGCACAGACTACGCAGGGCCGCTTTACGTCCGAGCTGATCCTGAAAGGCTCGCAGGCCATCAAGGATAAGACGATCAAAGCTGATGACATGAAGGTGACCGGATGGCGCAGCGAGATTGCCGGCATGATTGGCAATGCCTATACGAATGACCTACAGCGAGAAGCGGCCATTGAGTCTGCATTCCTTGTGCGCGCCGGGCTGGCGGCCGAGAACACCGGTAGCAACACGCAGGCCGTGCGTCTGGCCACAGGCGGCATCACAGAGCGCAACGGCAAGAAAGTTCCGCTACCCTACGGCATGGAAGAAGGCGACTTTGAGAGCAAGCTGAAGAAGTTGACGCCAGCAAATGTGGTCAATGGTGGTGCGCAGGCGGTAGTGGCCGGAAAACCCATGCCAATGGCCGATTTTCTGGCTCGCATCCCGGACGCTCAACTTATTCACGCGGGGAAGAGCCGCTACGGCGTGCTGGCTGCTGGCTCGCTGGCGACCGATGCCAATGGCAACCCGCTGATCATTGAGGTGCGCTGATGCTTGACGATGCATACCAGGCCGGCACAACAGCCGCCCTTCAAGACCTGGCCATGAGACCGCCTGCGCCGCAGCCGGTAGATCAGCGCCGATTCAGCGCCTGGCGCCTTGGCACTGCAGCGCCGCGCGGCATCGCTGCCGCCGCCAATGAGGTGTTTGGCACTGTAGCTGATGTGGTGAAGGCGTTTGGTACGGCCAGCGCCCTAACGCTGGATGCAGACCCCATCGCTCGGGCTACACTGACGCGAGAAAGCATTGAAGCTGGGCGACTCAAAGCAAAGGCTGAGATCGACAGCGGCAACCTCATGAATAGCGCTGCCGGTGATGCGCTGAGAGCTGGCGCAAACTATTGGGCGCCTGACCCCGTGACGGCTCATGTAGCTGAGTCGCTAGTTTTCGATTTCGCCCGTGTAGGCAGCAAGATCGTTGGCGGTGCGGCCACAGCCGGCCCGTTTGGTATTGCGGCAGCAGCCGGTGAAGAGGGCGTAACCCAGTCCGACAAGCTGCGCCAGCAGGGTGTGGGCCTTGCGACACGCACAGCGGTAGGCGGCGTCACGGCGGCTGGCGTGGGCATTGGGGCCGCACTGCCGATGGCTGGTAGCACGCTCGCAAAAACGGCCGCGCTTGTTGCTATTGGCGGTCCTGGCGCGTTTATTGCACAGCAGGCCGCTACGCGAGAGATCCTGGGCCAAGCCGGCTTCGGTGAGATTGCCAACACTTACGACCCATTCGACCCGGTGGGTCTAGCGGTGGCCACACTGATCCCGGCAGGCTTCGGCGCCTACGGTCTACGTGCATCGCGTCTGCGAGCTGCCGCCGATGTGAAGGCGGCTGACGCCGCCATGCTTGCTAGCCCGGAGCCGCCCAGCGCCATGACGGCCACAGCCCAGGCCGCGATGGGCTACGTTGATGAAGCTACGGTAGATGCCGCACGGGTAGCCTACGCCGTGGAGCAGCGCCGGGCAGGCTCGCTGGCCGAACCTGAAAACCTCAAGGCCGCCGCGCAGGACGAGCAGGCGCTGGCGCAGGCCACGCTGCAGATGGCTGGGGGCGACCGGGTGGAGGTGTCTGGAATGGCGCCAGAGGTGGCGCCGCGTACGGTGCTGGCACGCATGTCGGAGATGACAGCCCGGCTGGATGAGGCGCGTGCAGAAATTGTGCAGCGTTCCGATGGGATGGCTGAACCAGGACGGGTTAGCCCGGCGCGCGAAGAGCTAGATCAGATGGGGCAGACCAAGCCGGAAGCCCCGCCGACCGCCGCCGCCCAGGTGCTGGACAAACTCATGGCCGGCGACATCTCCGCCGCCGCACGCATCGCTCAGGAGGCCATGGCCAAGCCCGGCGAGGCCACAGCCCAACCGGTGCGCGTGACTGCGCCCGGAGACGGCCAGGCAGTTCCCGTGCAACAGGCTCGACTGTCCGAGATGGAGGCTGCAAACCCGACCGCGTTAGATTTTGAAGTGATCACCGGATGGGATGACAAGGGTGTGGCGACTGAGCGCATGACAGCCCGCGACTACCTGGCTGAAGTGCAGCGCATGGCCGCAGAAGAAACATCCGACGCGCGATTGCTTGAGGTGGCCGTGCAGTGCGCACTACGCCAATAGAGACGCCAGAATCCCCAGACCGCCGCCCACCAGAGCAATAAAACTCATGATCTTGGCCCACTGCTTCCACGCGTGCAGCCCATGCCGCAAACTGCCGGTGGTCCCCCATATCCATAATGGGATGGTCAACGACAAAGCGGCGATGACCGCAATCACCTTCAAGAATTGGATCAGCAAATGAAGCCTCAATGCATACAGGCGGTTCAAGCCGCCGCTGGACGGGCGCTGACGCCGGCACAGATCAAGGCCATTGATGACCGGATCAGTAGCACCATGCGCCAACTGGCCCGGGAGCAAAAAGGAGCCTGGGCCGCGAAGCCACAGGATGCCAAACTTATGGAGGCGGCGCAACGGGCAATGCAGGAGATTCAGGGCGAAGCGGCGCGCAAAGTTGAAAATGCGCAGCGCCAGGTGCTGGCTGCCGCTGCGACAGAAGAGCGAGTGAAAACGCAGCAGCGCTTGTACTCGGACAGCAGCCGCAGTGCGGCACTGGTGCATGAAATGGACACGACTGGCTGGTACATCGACGGCGTGAAGCGCGAGGCGCTGGCGGGTCTGATGGATACGGTGGAGGCGGCTGGAGATGCGACGGGCGCTAGTTTCGGCCGGCGTGCGTTGATGTTCTTCTTCGATGCCGAAAACCCGACCATCACGCGAGACCTCGTGCTGGAGATTTTCAAGAATGGTAAGGCCGGTACCGGCAACGCTGCGGCAGTAGCCGGTGCAAAAGCTTGGCTTGAAACCATCGAAAACTTGCGCGTGCGTTTCAACGCAGCAGGCGGTGATATTGCCAAGCTCATCTATGGGTACCTTCCACAGCCTCACGACACGGCACGCGTGCGTGGCGCTGGACAGGACAGATGGGCCTCCATGGTATTGCCGCTGCTGGACCGCCAACGCTACCTACGAGAAGACGGCTCAATGATGAACGACGCCGAGGTATTGGACTTCCTGCGTGCAAGCTGGGACACGATCGCTAGCGATGGCTTAAACAAGATGCAGCCGGGCCAGTTTCGCACGGGCTCCGCGCGGGCCAATGCTGGCGGCGAGTCGCGGCAGATTCACTTTAAGGACGGCGACGCCTATCTGTCCTACATGCGTGACTTTGGCGCTGGCAGCATGTATGACGGGATGATTGCCCATATCAGCGGATTGGCTCGCGACATTGGCCTTGTGGAGCGCTACGGACCAAATCCAAATGCGCAAATGAGGTTGCAGATGGACATGGCGCGCAAGTCTGACGGCGGGTTGAAGCGCATTGCAGGTAACACGCCTGATAGCTATTGGAACGTCATCAACGGTACGGCTGGCAGCCCGGAGTCGGCACGGCTCGCGCAGATCGGCCAGACAGCGCGCAACATCCAGGCTTTCGGTAAGCTGGGGGGTGCGCTGCTATCCAGCGTCACTGACTTGGGCACCTACATGATAACGACCGGATATAACCGGCTGAACTACTTTGATGCGCTAGCCAACGTGGGCCGCACGATGAGCGCCGACACAAAGGACTTCCTGTCATCGCACGCCATCTTGGCCGACTCGATGGTGTCGGATCTGAGCCGCTGGAGCGGCGAAAATGTTGGTCACAACTGGAGCGGCCGGCTATCAAACGCAACCATGAAGCTATCGCTCATGAACGCCTGGACCGACACACTACGCCGATCGTTTAGCTTGACGATGATGCAGGGCCTGGGGCGGCTGTCTAAAACCCGCTGGGCAGACCTCAGCGAGTGGGACCGATCACACCTGGAACGTAAGGGCCTGACGGAAGGGGATTGGGGTGTTGTAACGCAGGCGCAGCTCACGCCATTTAGGGGGCTGGACCACCTGACGCCAGAGGCGATCATGGCGACAGGTGACGCACGCTCTCAGGAAGTTGTCAACAAGGTGCTTGGCCTGATCACGGACGAGAGCGAGTATGCCGTGCTAAATCCAGACCTGGCCACCAAGACGATTCAGAGTTGGGGCGGCCAGCAGGCTGGAACCATCAAGGGAGAGTTGGCCAGATCGGTGATGCAGTTCAAGAGTTTCCCTATTGCCATGATCACGCGGCACTGGCGTAGAGCGTTTGAAGCGCCGCAGGGCTTGGATGGAGCCCCGGCATTAGCCAATCGCACCGCCTATGCCGCCGCGCTGATGCTGAGCCTTACCAGCCTGGGCGCTGTGGCATTCCAGAGCAAGCAGATTGTCTCGGGGCGCGACCCGCTGGACATGACAACTGGAAAGTTCTGGCTAAAAGCGTTCGCGCAGGGCGGCGGCGCCGGCTTCCTAGGAGACGTGCTGCTGCGCGACAGCACAAGCGACCGATCGCCGCAGCAGGGCTTGTTTGAGCTTCTTGGTCCTACTGCCGGGAGCGTGGCGCAATTCTACGAGCTGACCAAGGGCAACATGGATGAGGCCGCAGCCGGCAAGGACACGCACGCAGGCGCCGAGGCGTTGCAGTTCGCAAGAGGGCACTTGCCGTTTACCTCGCTCTGGTACGCTAAGCGTGCACTTGATGCGGCACTTTTGCATCAGATCCAGGAGAATCTGAGCCCTGGGTATCTCAACCGCCAGAAGGCAAGGGCTCAGAAGGATTGGAACCAAAAAATGTATTGGGAGCCCGGACAGGCCCTTCCTGGTCGCGCGCCTGATTTCAGTCAAATTGCAGGAGCACAATGATGGGCGACATCGAAGGTGAACTAGGGCGCATTCAAAACATCGCGCTGAAGCATGCCGTGGACGAAATGGACGAGTCAGCCACGCGCACGCTGGAGACCAAGGAAGACCGTGGAGACCGAGGATTTCTCACC